ACCACTCAAGCCATTTAAGAAAAAACTTTTAAATAGCGAACATCTTTCGGCCGCAGCTTTCGTAGTAGATGCTTTTCAGGATTTGGTTCAACAATTTGAAAAGTGCGCGATGCAAGGAAGAATAACCCCTAATGATCCTTTTTTAAGTAATGTGAAAGTTTATAAAGCATATCAAGATCCTCAACGTCTTTATGATGCCTACTTAAAGAATTATTTTGCGGCACTCAAAGAAGAATTTGAAAGAAAAAATATTCAAGTAAGAGATTTTGAAAGTTTTATAAGGGAGGTGCTACTCCTCCTACAAACTTGCACGCCTATATTGCCTTTGACATATCCGGCATTTATTAAGAGTCGTCAGTGTCCCGCCATGTGTTCAGGATTGGCTATTGAAATCGCTGATCTTGATGTATCTAATGATGAAGAAAAAATAACTCAATTTGTTAATAGTAAAAATTGGCAATTTTATATAAATGCCTGTAATGATTATGGATTTATGATTGATGAAAATATCCCCTGGCGCATTGTAGCGGATATAGACTCGGAAGGAATGGGGAAATATGCCGCGCGATATGGGCTTACCACCGCCGATGCGATTTTAGGAACCGCGTATAAATTTGCTCATCTTGAATACTATGACAAATTTAAATATGACTTGCTAAGACTCTATAATTATGTTAAACTAGATCAGATGTTGGTTACAGAAGAATGTGGGATAAATACGATTGCTAAAATTGTAGTTCCCGATTCCTATAGTGCGGAACATCTCTTTCAACTATATTCAGATGAATATTTTTTGAATTTATATTTTCGCATTCGCTTTATGGAAGAAGAGTCTACTTTTTCAGCACCGGAGAAAAACGAACTGATGGATGATAGTACCGAAATTTATTTAAATAGAGGGAGTACGGCTGCCTTAAATGCTTTTGAAAGAATTTTGAATAAACCATTTGACTATCGGGGCTCATTGAGTTATATTAATACAGTAGCGAAGGCAAGAGAATAGGAGCGGGATTGCTTTTTCAATCATTAGACGATAAGTCAGAATGTGTTGGGATTTATACTAATGGCCGCCTTCATTTTAATGAAGACATGCCAACAGGACTAACACATACGTGGAAATATTCAGGATCGCTCAACGATTCAACGGTGGAGTACGCGTGGTTATATTGTAAGGGTCAGACTTTGGCAAAGGTATGCCCTCATTATTTGGAAGCAGAGTTAAAAACAGCGCAAAAGAGATTTCGAGCATATGTACGTTCTTTTAAATTAGGCAAGATCAATTTACGCGAACACTGTTTTTATGATTTAGTACCGCACGACTTTCTTTTAGAATTTTGTGAGATTAAGAATCAAATTACGCAATACATTTTTGAGAATTATGAGAAACCAGAGCATTATAAACATTTAGCTGCTATTGATAAACTTATATACAAAATAGGTCATCGGGATTTAGTTGTAAATAACAAAGAATGTCGGACTTTGTTTGTGTCAAACGTTGATCGCCGGCGTATCCAAAAACTAATCGCAGGGCCTCGATATATTGAATATAATCTTTTTGGAACTCACACCGGCAGACTCGCTACATCTGGAGGATTTCCTATTCTCACAATACGCAAGGAATTTCGCAAGCTCGTAAAGCCTCACAATGATTGGTTTCTATCTTTAGATTATAATGGAGCCGAAGCACGGACAGCGCTGGCTCTTTCGGGTCAGCCCCAACCTGAAGAAGACATTCATTCATATAATATGAAAACTATTTTTAAGAAAAGAATGCATTTCAATCGTGTCGATGCAAAAAGAGCCTTTTTTGCATGGCTTTATAATCCTGATTCGACTGCGATTACTTCTAATCTTTATAATAAGAGAGAGCTTCTTAAAAAGTGGTACCAGCATGGCTATATACATACTCCTTTTGATCGTAAAATTGCGATTGATCCTCGGAGAGCCTTTAATTATCTCGTTCAAAGTACGACTTCCGATTTGGTTTTGGAACAAACGATTAAGATTGATAAATTCTTAGAGGATAAAAAATCCTTTGTATCTCATATTGTACATGATGAAATTGTGATTGATCTCGCAGATGAAGAACGACATTTAACTCCTACTATACGGAATATGTTTGCTACTAATAGATTAGCGACGTTTAAAGTTAATCTACAAGCCGGACTTAATTATTATGATTTGGAGGATTTAAAGATATGATTTCTATAATTGGACTGGGAAATGCCGCATCCGCCATCGCAGAAAAATTTACCACTGCTCCGCAATACGATGTATCTCTGATGAACGATAAGATTAAGCGTAGCTCTAAAAGAAAATTTCGGCTGAAGTCTTACGAAAATCCCGAAGAATACGAAAAGAATATTCCTGACACCACGAAGTTCTTTGCAGACATTCATGACCACGTACAGTTTATTGTGATGGGGTCTTCCTTTAGTTCTAATTATTCGTTAGGCATTCTGGAACAGATCAAGAATAAGAAAATAGATTTGATCTATATTAAGCCTGATATTGATCTTCTTACCGGTGTCCCTCGTCTTCTTGAAAATGCGGCGTTTGGGGTGTTGCAAGAATATACGCGTTCTGGCCTTTTAAATTCAATGATGATTATTTCTAATGTAGAGTTAGAAAAGACATTAGGAGACGTACCCATTAAAACATATTTTGAGACTCTCAATAATTCTATTTTTTCAACCATTCATTACTTGAACTATTTTAATCACGCAGAGCCAGAGATTGGCCAAGTCGCAAAGCCATCACCCCTAAACCGTATTAAAACGGTAGGCTTCCTCAATATAAAAAATTTAGAAGAAAAGTGGCTCTTTACCCTTGACATGGAGCGAGACCTGTGTTATTATATGTGTATCAATGAGAAAAAACTAGCGGAGGATGGAACATTGCACAAGCGCATTGTATCCAGTTTGAAAGAAAAGCCGAGGAATGCTTTTCGAAACATTTCATATGCAATATATGAAACAGCACAAGAACAAGATTTCGGGTTCTGCGTTGCCCACACTAACGCAATTCAAAATAACTCTTGACATGCTACGTTGAGAGTGTTACTATAAAGACATCAAGGAAGGCTTGATGGCAACCCAGCAAAAGGAGAAAATTATGGGTATTGATATGGAACTAATGCGGCGTAAGTTAGCTGCCCTTCGTGGAGAAGGAACCAAGGATGCAAACTCCATCTGGTTTAGGCCAGATGAGGGTGACACCGACATTCGGATTGTCCCGATGAACGATGGCGATCCGTTGAAGGAAATGTTCTTTCACTATAATGTGGGAGAGCATCGGGGCGGTATTCTCTGCCCCAAGCGTAATTATGGGGAACGTTGCCCCATTTGCGATTTCGCTTCTGCGCTTTGGCGTGAAGGAAGCGATAACAACGATGAGGAAAGTAAGAAGCTTGCGAAGTCACTGTTTGTACGGACTCGCTTTTTCTCGCCTGTCGTTGTGCGAGGTCGAGAAGAGGAAGGTATCAAGGTATACGGATACGGAAAGCAGGCTTACGAGCTTCTTCTTGGATACATTCTCGACCCCGAGTATGGAGATGTTACCGATGCTGATGAAGGCACCGATATCACTCTTACATACACCAAGCCCACCAAACCGGGGGCTTATCCACAGACAAATCTCAAGATGCGGCGTAATACTTCAGCACTTTTGGAAGATCGGGATGCCATCCCTCCCCTCCTTGATAGTATGCCCGATTTTGACGGTCTCTTCGACCGGCTGACACCCGAACAGGTGGATGCTATTCTCGATGAACAACTTGCTAGTTCTGCTTCGGCAGAGGAGCGTTCATCTGAGACCACCAAGTATGGAAAAGGTGAGGAAACGAACGAAGTAGACCGGGCGTTTGAAGAACTTCGCACTGGTTAATTTGTCTAGCACCCGCTGGCAGACCGGGCAAAGTCTGCCATACTTTTTAAGGAGGAACAATGGCTAGAAAGAAAGCCACCCAAACAGGCAAGATCTCTATGCAACATTTGATGGGGATCGTTAATAAGAAAGCGGGCATTCAAGTAGCCCACGATCTAACGGGAGAGAATCCCACCCAAGTAACCGAATGGATCCCTACGGGATCCCGGTGGCTTGATTCAATTATCTCCAAGGGCCGTGTTAGCGGCATTCCTGTAGGAAAGACAAGTGAAATCGCAGGATTAGAATCTACAGGTAAATCTTATATGGCAGTTCAAATCGCCGCAAACGCCCAGAAACAGGGCAAGCTTGTTGTATATTTTGATTCCGAGTCAGCCATCGACCCAGCTTTTTTAAGACGTGCTGGGTGCGACCTGAGCCGCTTAATGTATATCCAAGCAGTCTCTGTCGAGTTTGTATTGGAGACGATTGAAGAGCTACTCGGAGCGACAGACGAACAACTTGTTTTCATCTGGGACTCGTTAGCCTTTACACCATGTGTTAGTGATGTGGAGGGAGACTTTAATCCCCAATCATCGATGGCTATGAAAGCCCGCATTCTGGCAAAGGGGATGTCTAAGCTGACGCTTCCTATTGCCAACAAGAAGGCAACATTTATCGTTCTTAACCAGTTGAAGACTAATATTCCACAGGGACCAAATGCTCGTATCATTGCGATGACGACACCCTATGTTACTCCAGGCGGAAAGGCTATGCATTATTCATATTCTCTCCGCATCTGGCTCACAGGACGGAAGGCCAAGAGTTCTTTTATTGAAGATGAAAAAGGCTTTCGGATTGGTTCAGAAGTGAAGTGTCGTCTGGAAAAGTCTCGCTTTGGAACTCAAGGACGTTCCTGCGCTTTCCGGATTTTATGGGGATCCAATAACATTGGTATTCAAGACGAAGAAAGTTGGTTTGATGCTATTCGTGGCTCTGCATATCTTACATCTGCAGGATCCTGGTATACTATGGAATTACCCGATGGATATGTGAAGAAGTTCCAACCCTCCAGATGGAATGAAATTATTTCAGAAGATAGTGAATTTCGGGATAGGGTTATGCGTCTAATGGATGAGGAAGTTGTACAGAAGTTCGACAATCGGGAAGGAGATGCTGAGTCATTTTATGCCGATCCAGATGATCTGACGGTTCCTGTCAAAGAATAACAACCGGAGTATAGTTATGACAAGTTTATTCGCGTTAATTTTTATGGGGATGATGAACACAGCGGAAGCGCGTCCGCATCATCAAGCACGTCCCCCACGGGCACATAGTTCTCAACATCAGCAACATGTCCATCATGCTAAGCCTGCACATGTAAAGGTTTATCGTTATAAGGGACATCGGCATTATAGGCACGCTGGAATAGTGTGGCGCTGGACCAGGGCCCATTGGGTTTATGGACAGTGGATTCGTGGCCACTGGGAAATTAGTTATAGAATTTGAAATCAAATAAAATAAAAAACTTGTTGACTTTTGCCTCCCACTTGGTTATAATAATAGAGTAACCAGTGGGAGGTTTTTATGTCTGTATGTGCAGAATATATTCCGCGTGCTCCAAAGCTTCACAAATATACCAGTCGGCTTAAGCGCTATTTTGAAGTAGCAAAGCGAGCAGCAATCCAATCAGAATTTCCAGATTATCGGCATGGAGCTATCCTTGTAAAAGGAAATTCCATTCGAAATATCTCTTCTAATAAATCTAATTTTTGTTCTTTTGGCAACCGCTTCCGCAGCATGATCCCTGGGAAAGCTACACTCCACGCAGAGCTAGGTGCTATTCTGGGCATTGATCGAAGCATTACCGAAGGAGCGACTATTTTTGTTATGAGAGTAGGGAAAGAAGGAGATTATAAAATGAGTATGCCTTGTGCTATGTGTCATGAAGCAATGCGATATGTGGGGATTAAGAAAGTTATTTATAGTATTAATAACGAAACTGCAGGAAGCTATAAACTATGACATTATCACCACCAAACCCAAAGAATAAAACATTAATTATTGATGCGTTGAACGCATATCTCAGGGCATATATTGTAGATCCTTCTTTATCTTCTAATGGCCAACCAATTGGTGGCTTAAAGGGATTCATGAAGATCCTTCAAAAGCTTGTCCGTCTGACACAGCCCAACGAGATAATCATCGTTTGGGATGGACCGAATGGCTCGGCTAAGCGCAAAATTATGGATAAGGGATATAAAGCTGGACGTAAGCCCCTGCGCTTGAATCGTGCCTATCACAACCTAACCGATGATGAAGTGCTCCACAACAAACTGTGGCAACAAAGCCGCACTATCGAGTACTTGAACGAGATGCCAGTGGTTCAGTTTATGATTCCAGAAGTAGAAGCTG